GTGGCGATGGCGTTGAGCACTTCGCGCACGCGGCCGGCGCTCTGGCGGTGGATCTCGGCGACGAGGTCGGGGGCGATCTGGACTTCGGCAAGCTGGGTGCAGAATTCGCCGACATCTTCGATGCTGGCGGGCTTGAATTCGACCACTTTGGCGATGCGGCTGCTGATCTGGGCGTGGCGGGCGATCTTGGCCTGGACTTGTTCCATGCCGACGATGACGACGGTGACTTCGGTGAGGTCGGAGAGGTCGCGGACGGCCTCCAGCACCTTGGCGTTGTTGTGCAGGCAGTGCTCGACTTCGTCGATGATGAGCGGGATCTGCTGGCCGCCGATGACGCCGGCGACGCGGCCGAAGATGTCTTTGGCGCGGCCGCGCGTGTCGAGCTTGAGGGTTTCGGCCAGCTCGTGCATGAAGTAGTGCGGGGTCCACTCGGTTTTGGCGCGCAGGTAGGCGGCGCCGGTCTGGACGGCCCAGTGGTCGACGGTTTGGCTCTTGCCGAATCCGGCTTCGCCGGTGACGAGCAGGAGGCTGGCTTCGGCGGCGCCGCGCGTTTCGACGGCGGTGAGGCCGGTGCGGAAGCGCTCGTAGTTGGTGATGGTTTTGACGAAGGTTTTTTTCACGTACACTCCTGTTGCTGTTGTTGTTTCAAAAAGCCCGCTGGTAGCGCCAACTACCGGCTGGCTACCTCAAAATCCCCGCTGTCTCCAAACAGGTCTTCCCATTCGCTGCTGGTTCGATACCAGGCGATCCAGCCGTCGTCGTCGCGTGTAGTGCATTCCGGGTTGCGCAGCAGCCAGCGGTATTTGGCTGCGTCGGTCTCGAACATGGGGCGGGCGGGCTCTGCCGCTTCTTCCAGCTCTGCCAGGCGGACGACGTTGTCGACGGTGATGGCTTGGCGCTGGGCAGGCATGACGAGCGGGACGACGTCGGCGGGCTGGTATTCCAGCAGCTGCGACGGCTGCAGCTCGGCCTCGGCCTCTTCGATGCGAGCTGCTGCACGCTTGATGCGGCCTTCGGCGCGTTTCTGGGCGGCCTGTTCGATGAAGGACTGGGGGAAGTAGCTGCGCTTGTTGCCTTCGAATTCGGCGACGCAGATGAGGCGCCCTGCCCTGTCGCGCACCCAGACGCGGCTGGCGTCATGGATGTCGTAGCCGACGCGGACGGTTTCGCCGTGGTAGTGCTCCAGATCGCGGTGGAAGTAGCTGTTGCCGTAGACCTGGACCAGGGCGCGGCGGGTGATGGCTTCTTTGTAGGGGCGGAACAGGTCGTCGCGCTCGGTTTCGAGCACCAGGGTGGGCTGCCAGCCCTCTTCGCCGGCCTGTTGCCAGGCTTCCATCGGGGTTTGGTGGCGCAGCTTGCCGGTGGCGGCATCGCGGATGCGGGGCAGGCCACGGTGGGGCTTGTTGTTGTAGTCCTCGACCTGCTTTTCACACCAGGTGATGAAGTCGGCCCAGGCCATGAGCAGGCGGCTGGTGCCGGTGGCCTTGATGTCGGCGCGCGTTAATTTGTAGACCTTTTGCTTGGCTTGGCGGTCCATCGGGGCGCCCATGTATGTCGGCAGCTGCTGCGCGCCTTTGACCCAAATGGTTTGGTGCGACCGCTCGATGACGCCGCGTGCTTGGGAGTTGTAGGGCAGGCTGTGTGTGAGGCTGATCGAGAGCCGACTCATGAAGCCGGTGGCTTCGTTGGCCATGAGGGCGTTTTTAAAGCCGGAGCCGTTGTCGACGTAGAAGATGGCCGGGATGCCGCCCTGCAGGCAGGCGTGGCGCAGGGCATCGAGCACGGACCAGGTGGATTCGGCGAGGCCGGCAGACCAGCCGACTGCGCGGCGGGTGGCGATGTCGATAACGGTAGTCAACTCGGGCCGGAAGGCGCGGCCGTGGGCCGGGTGGGCGACTTCGGCATCGAGGGTGTGGCCGTCTGCGGTGTAGGCGTCGCCAGGCCACATCTGGGAGCTGTCGCGCTTGACGTAGGCGCGGATGTTCTTGATTTCGCGGCTGCCCATGCGCCCGGCTTCGCGGTCGCGGGCGGACATTTTGTCGAGGAAGCGGCGGGCCTGGCTGTAGCTGGGCGGCAGGATGTGGGGCGGCAGGCTGGTGTGGAGGCGGTCAAGCGCTGCAGCCAGGGCGGGCTTTTGCGGCTGTTGCCAGAGGCTGAGCAGCGCGGGTGCCCAGTCTGGGATGCTGTTTTCGTCGCGGGTTTTGGGGGCGAGTCCGGTGAATCCGGCTTCGGCATCTTTCATCCAGCGGTAGATGGAGCTGCGCGAGAGCGCGCGGCCGCCGCCCTGCCCGGCCTTGGCATTGGCCACGGTGACGAGGGGCTGCAGGTGGTCGGGCAAGGTGCCGGTGGCTGCCATGCCGACCAGGGCGCGGATTGCATTTTCGGTACCGCCCATCGCGGCGAGGCGTTTGACCTCGGCGACGACGGCAGACCGGGCCTCGGCGGTGCGGCGCTGCCAGTCTTTCAACTGGCTGGCCGGTGTAAAAACGCCGGTGACCAACTGGCCACCGACAGGAACCGCAGCCGGAATGGGGGGCACCGGCGCGGTGGAGGAAATGGGTGATTGCGCGGCGATGCGGGTGAGCAGTGCGGCGCGCGTAGCCTGCGGGAGCGCGCTAATGGGGTACTCAACGCCCTTTCCTCGCGCTTTAGGGCGAGTTGGCCATAAATTTTTTTTCGCCAGCAGGCGGACGTTGCTTTCGTGCCCCGGCATGCCTGGAAGCCCGGCGAGCTGCTGCGCGCTGTACCAGACGTCGCTCATTTGAACACCCTCCCGATGGCGGCCTTGATGGCTTTTTTTTGTTCTGCCAGCTCTTGTTCAAGCCGGCCGATCTCGCCCAGCTCGGCAAGAAGAGCCTCTTTTCCGACCAGGATGCGGCACCCGCGCTTGTCGCCGTGGAGCTTGACCAGGGCGTAGCCTTCGGTGGCGGCATCAAAGGCAATGGCGCGCTCCAGGGTGATGTTTTGATCTTCGCGGCTTTCCGCCGTGTAGGCGTTAAGCATATTGACGCTGACTTCGCTGCCAAGGAACCGGCTCATGCGTGCCGCCACTTCGTAGCGGTCGTGTGGGCACGCTTTGAGCGCGGCGCTCATGACGTGGGCGATCTCTTTTCGATAGTTCATGCTCCCCGGTGCCTGCGGTGCAGGTGCGGGGATGTCGAACATGTCCCGAGTAATCAGGTCGCGCGCCCTTGTCATGTCTAAGCAGCCTGCCGCTCTTTTACATGACAGCAGGTGCCGTCTTGGCTAGACTTTCTGGATACGCCCGGCAACCAGTTCGGGTTGCCAAGGCGTTTGGCCTTGCGCGTGCCGTCTTCGTTGTAACGGCTGGGCCAGATTTGTTGGGGAGGAACACCAAGCGCTGCAGCGATGCGGGCCTCGGCCTTACCGTAGGTGTGCGAGGGTTTAAGCGCCTGCGCCAGCGCATTACGGCTCAAGCCGTTATGTACGGACAACCGACTTAAAGACCAGCCCGCCTTTTCCAGGGCGGCCTTGATGTCGGACGGATGCCAGTCATGGCATTTTTTTGCGGGGGTATGTCTATCCATGCCTGCATTCTATACACCCTTTAGGGCGATTTCAACCCGATAGGGCGATTTATTTTCATCACTCGATTCTCGCTCGATTCTCCCTATTGGGCTTTTTACACAAACAACGCGGAAACACCCATGAATAAAGGCGATGACAAGAAAAAAGCGGCGCTCGATTCTTCTGTGATCGATCGCTCGATTCGTGAAAAAGAATCGAGCGATCTGCCCAATCGACTCAAAAGAGCGATCGGGGATGAGAAGGTTGCCCCATTTGCACGCCGTGCCGGGGTTAGCGAATCCGTAATGAGGGCTTACTTGTCGGGCGAAAAACGGCCTGGGATAGATAACCTACACGGCATCGCGGCGGCCGCTGGAGTGTCGATCGACTACCTTGTCACCGGCCGTTCCGTGAGCCTTAAATCAGATGAGGCCAGACCCGCCAAGGCTGAAGAGCCTGGTCTGCCATATGTTTCAACGAATGACTTTGTTTATTTGCCGCTGCACCGAAACGTCTCGGCGTCCGCTGGGAATGGCTCGGTTGTTTGGGATGAACACGATATCGACCACCTCGCTTTCCAGGCTTCATTCATCCGCCAGGAGCTGCATGCCAACCCGCAAAGCCTGCGCCTGGTGCGCATCAACGGTGATTCAATGGAGAGGCTTCTTTACAGCGGCGATATGGTGATGGTGGACACCTCGATCACCACGCTGCAGGCCGAAGGCATGTACGTGTTCCGGATCGACGATTCGATTAGCGTTAAATGGCTGAACGCTATGCCAGGCGGCGTTATACGCGTTGTGTCGGAGAACAGCGTGAAGTACCCGCCCTACGAAATAACCCGAGAACAGGCCGATGACCACCGCTTCCAGATCATCGGCCTTGTGAGATGGTGGGCACACACCCAGCGCTGAGCGCGTGTCCCAAATAAGGCGGCATTTTGCATTTTTCACGCCTTTTTTTCGCCTGATGTGCCAAATAAGCGAGTTCGGCTGAACCTGGCCGAAAGCTCGTAGCCGTGCCGTGTTATCCCGCTTTTACTCGCCGTATCCCATGTCCCATATTAAGTGACTACCTACAAATTATTGATAGAGTCGCGCTCAGTTTTTTTCGAAGCTGACCCCTATCGCCCCGTATAAGGAGCAATACCAGTGACCAACGCACAACGCCGGGCTGCATGGCGCGCCAGCCGCAAGGCTGAAATGGATCCGTTACGCAACGACAGCAAGCCTGAGCCAACGCCTAAGCCAGCGCCCAGCAGCGCGTTCTGCCCCCATGAGGCTGGCGCGTATTACCTTGCTGCCGTGGCTACTGTCGGCACGTTCAAGATGTTCGCCAGGGACCTCAAGCCGCCCGTTCGCACCTACGGCATCACCACCGTTCGTTTTGAACTGGATGCAGATACCGGCAAATGGATCTGGTTTGATGGCGAGAAAAATCAATCTCCGCGCAAGACCCAGGATGGTTGGCGTCTTGGCAGCCGGAAGTTGCACGACACACGCGAAGGCGCAGAGGCCGAACTTCAGCGCGAGATGGTCAAGAACGGCGACCGGGTGACCAGGGTGCATGACCTGCCCGACGACATGACTGCGCTGAAAAAGATCCGTAGCGCCCACCACCCGGACCGCAACCCCGATGCCGAC